AAAAATTTCTGCAAAGTCTAGTAGTCCATTTCGTGTTGAAGCAAAGCCGTCCGTTTCTGCTTTGTCTTTATTGAGCCAAAAGGGTTGGTTAAAAAAAGGGTTTCAATATGAGATTAAAGGGACAGCCAATTTCGATGGCATTGTAGCACCTTTTCAATATTTCGGAAAATTATAATGGCAGAAAAAAATATCATATTGGGTAGGCTTAAGCCGTTTCAAAATAAACGGAATTTGATTGTAAACGATCAAAATGTTCCGGATATTATGAAAGCCATGTTAAATGCGCATAAAATTTATGCGCCGGAATATGATAAAATTGCTATGGACTTTTATGCGGGTAGTGATATAGCGACAGCAAAAAAAGTATATAACTTTTTAAAGCAAAATATCCAGTATAAAATTGATAGCGAAAAAAACCAACAGATAATGAGTCCGGCAGGCATACTGTCTATTGGAAAAAATGATTGCAAAAATTTTGCACTTTGGGTTGTAGGCACGCTAGATGCGCTCAAGCGCAAAGGGATGTTAAAAGGCACTCCCTTTTATCGCTTTGCTTCTTATAGAATGTTTGACGAAATTCCGCATCATGTTTTTGCTGTATTAAAAACAAATAATGGCAGAGAAATTTTTATTGATCCGGTTTTACCAACGTTTAACGATAGAAAAAAATATTTTCATAAAATAGATAAATTGCCCGATATGGCTATGTATAGCGTTTCCGGTTTTGATAATCAAATCGGTTTATTTGGTAGCAAAAAAAATAAGGCTAAAGCAGCAGCGCAAGCGCAAACGACAAGCGGACAACAAGCAGCCGCAGCAGCGCAAGCCGTTCAAGCTAAATCAAAAAAGAAAATTGTTTTAAAAATTGCTTTAGCTCCTTCTCGTGGTGCGTTTTTAGCTTTAGTAGGGTTAAACTTTATGGGGTTAGCTACTAAACTTAAAAATTCATTTGATAGCCATGCCGGGCAAACGTCTCAATGGTGGAAAAATTTGGGCGGCAATCCAAATGAATTGCTAAGAAAAGTTAATCAGGGATCAGTTAAGAAAAAATTACTTGGATCAGATTCTTATTTTCCATGCGAGGGGCAAATAGGTGAACCGGCAACAGCGGCAGCGGCAACAGCTGTGGCAGCTCCTATCCTTATTAAAGTGGCGGAATTTTTAAAAAGTATTGGTATTGATACCAAAGAACTAGCAGAGGCCGGAAAGGAAATTTTAGCTAAAAAGATTAAATCCGCAGTTGATAAAAACTTATCACAAGAGGAAATGCAACAAGAGTTAAGCGATGCTGAAGTAAATCAGGTGGTGGACGAAAGTTTGCAAAAGGAAGCGGCCGGAACAAATTATTTGCCCTATATACTGGGTGGAGGTCTAGCAATCGTAATCCTAACTAAAATGGGGAAAAAATAAATCACTTTTCTTTCACCTTTAACTATGTATCAAAACTATCCAGAAGAAGCAAGCGCAAACGCTGAAAGTGCATGGTTGCATGTTTTATGTGGAAAAAAGTGTAATAATAAAATAGGAGTTAAAACAGCAATTAAGCTAATTAATGCAGATCCTTTAAGCGAAAAATTTGTAAAGAAAATATATAGTTATCTGAGTAGAGCAAAAGTGTATTCTGGAAAGTGGGGAACATGTGGAGATATATCGTACAATTTATGGGGAGGGGATGCGATGTTAAACTGGTGTAAAAAAACATTAAATAAATAAAAATGACAGCCAAACAAAAAGCAGCCAGAGCCAAATTCAAACAGGTGGTGGCAGAAGCTAAAAAGCTGAGAAAGAAAAACCCAAAATTAACGCAAGCGCAAGCGGTTAAACAAGCATGGGCAATAGCTAAAAAAGTTGGTGCTATTAAGATTATAGAAAAAGGCGAAAGTAAATCGGCTAGACCGTCAGCAACATATCAGCAAAAGCGTACTAAAGCGGGTACTTATTCAGGATTGAAAAAGGTGGGTGCTGTAAAGAAAAAAGCTGCTAAAAAATCAGTTGCAAAATCTTATCACAAAGACACGAAAAGCCATAATGTAAATATTCGTGTTGTTAGTGGTGTAAAACATAATGAAAAAATAATTAAAGCATATAAGGAAACATTAGGTAGAATTAGATATTATGAAACTACTATAGATATGTTTAAATTAGCTATTAAAAAAGCTAAAGAAAGAGGATTAACTCCATATATGGTGAAATCATTAAAAGACGATATTAAAAAATCTACAAATATTGTTAAGGAATTAAAAATTCACGCAAGAGAGTTAAAAAAACATTTATAAAAATCTTGAGATCGTTCTCACAAAACAACAAAAATTAAAAATCAAAATGGCTAGAAGGAAAAAATCACGCAAGGTTTCCCGCCGCCGTAGTCGCAAAGTTGGCGCAATCGGAAAAGGGTTTTTTATGGATGCTCTAGGTCTAGTAGCAGGCGCGGCCGCTGCAAGAGTATTGACAGCATCTGGTAAAATTTTACCAAATCTGGATCCAAAAGTTAAAAGCGCTGGCGTCATCACTATTGGTGCGTTTTTCCCTAAATTGGTAAAAGGCGACTTAGGTAAATCAATCGGATCCGGTATGATCGCGGCAGGCGGTTTAGGTCTATTGCAAGCTACTAACATCTTAGCGGGTGTTGATAAAGCTCTGGAAATTCCAGTAAGCGTTATGGCAGGCGATGATCTTAGCGTAGTAGCGGGTTATACTCCAGACAACCTATCTGTAGTAGCAGGAATGGAAGAAGAATATTATTAATCGAAATCTAAAACAAAATAAGACATGACACAACATGGCGCTCGTTTAGTGTTTGAAAACGCTAAATCTTTGGTACAAAATGCGGGTTTCAATGTAAATCAAGCCGTATTATCTCAAAGCTATATCCGTACAGAAGTAGCAATGAGTACATCAGTAACTCAATATACTTTGCCTATCCTGGTGAATAGTGCAAATCAGGCGGGTGGTACTACTTTTGCGACAATGAATTTGTTAAATTTGCAGGATGCCTTCGTAGTATCTCAAATAGGTATCTTTACCGCTATTCCAGCATCTTCAACTACAACTGCATTTCCTTTATACACTTATCCAAACGCAAGCGCATATACTACAACTGGTGCGGCGGCTGCTTTGTATAATTTGTACAATGGTTCAATGAGCATAACTGTAAATAATCGTCAAGTAATGCCTTCTTACGATATTTACAGACATCTATATGTTCCTCAAACGCAGCAAGGTGCGGCGGCAACTGCTTCAACTATTGATCAGAATGACGCTAGCGAATTTGGATATTATCCTATTGAGCCTAACATTGTTTTAGTAGGTTCAAAGAATAACCAAATTACCTTAAATCTGCCAGCGGCAATCGGTACATTGCAAGCGACAACTGCTCCGCGTATCGTGGTAATTTTCCGTGGTATTTTGGCTCAGAACGTTACTCCAGTACGTTAATAGCAAAAAATATGATCGAATGGGTGATGCGATCGGCTCCGGCCAAAATAAAGAAGCCCTATTTTAAACTTTCATTTAATAATAGGAAAAATGAAAAACGTTCAGAACTACGAATTTATCGAATGTGTTGTTCCTCAAAGTTCAACCGGAACACGCTTTTATTTTGCAGATCAGCCGCAATTACGTTTCGTTTCAATGTTAAATCTGGTATGTTATACCCCATCAACAATTTCCGCTTCAATCCTTAGTGGTAACCCTTTGTTGTCTTTAGCTAATTTGCAAAAAACTTACTTAGTCCTTTACTACAATGACAAGGAAAGCGTTAATCGTATCCCGGTGCTTGAATTAAACAGAGTAGCATCTACAACAGGTGATCCGTACTCATTTAGCATCACTCCATTTAACGGACAACAAATTATTTGGAGCAAATCGTATATTTTAACCCCAACAGCATACACTGGTATTAGTTCATCTAATTTCTCCGCTTGCTTTGGTGTTTATTGGGCATAATCTTACCGGATCACTTTTCTTTCACCTTTAATATAAATAGTATGGGTTACAATCCTAACAAAGCCTTTTTAACCGGAACATCTAAAGTTTTAGAGTATTACGATAGTAATGCAAAAACACCTTATTGGTCGGTTACTGATGCAAAGAATGTGGTAATCTTTCAGCATACGGAAGATGATATGCACGAAAGCAGACAAAAGCTAGAAGATAATTTGTTAGCAGCAGAAGCGGCCGGAATGACCGCTACTTTAACGTTAAGGTTTCATCCTAAAAAGCCAAAAGACGGATATTTTGATAGTAAAGCTCCAGTAATGCAAGCGACATATTTTAGGCCATGCGAATTTGAAATGCAGCCATATAGCGGCGCAAATCAAATGGCGGGTGCAAACGCTATGTTAATGCAGCAGCTATCCGCTATGGAAAGCAAAATAAACGCTATGCAAATGCGACTGGAAGCACAAGAGGAAGAAGAAGAGGACGAAGAAGAAGAGGAAGGAATGGGTTTTTTAAGTGGCTTAATGGGCAATCCAGCCGTTAAACAAATGATGATGAATGTGGTGGCTAATTTGCTTACTCCAAATAAGCAACCAAATGTTACGCAAGTGGCGGGAATTGATCAGGAGGAGCAAACAGAAACAGAAGAGGAATATACAGAACAGGATGCTAAAATTGACGAAGCTATTGAGCGTTTAAAAGTGCATGATCCAATTTTAGGAGATGATCTTTTAAAACTTTGCCAAATAGCGGAAAGTGATCCAAACCAGTTTAAGATGCTGTTGAAAATGTTAAGGATGTAATTATGTATAAAGTATCGTTAAATAAATTAATCGGTATATCTATTCGGGCAGCTAGAAAACTTAATGCCTATAGTTTGCCTTCTGTTAATAGTACTTTACTATTTAGTATTCCAACGGCGGGAAGTGCGGGTAAGGTTTGGTCATGGGTGGAACGTCCGGATGGCATATGGTTAATGTTTCAACGATCTGGAGGATCATTTTACTATATAAGAGCAGACAAAGGAAGTTTTAGCGCAACGGATCAAATTATTCAAGCGTATCAAGAGCAAAAGCAGGAACTAGAGAAAAAGAAATTGCAAGATAAGGGAGCATTTAGATATTATTTGGATAAATACGGCATTTTGATACTGGGCGCATTTATTGTAACGGCCGTGGCAAGAGAATACATAAAAAGAAAATAACATGAAAAATAAAACGCTGTTGTATTTGCTGTTGGCGGGTGGTGTTTATTATTGGCTATATACCAAACGTAAACCGAAAGGGAAGGTAATTGTTGAGCCATTAGAAAAAATTAGTGAAGAACAATTTTATAATCCTAAGCCAGAAAAAACATTGTTGCAAAAAGTTGCTCCAGTAGCAAAAAAAATAGTGAGTAAGATAAAAGAGAGAAGGCAAGCAAAAAAGAAAGTTGGTTATTTCCCTGACACAATTTAAACATTAATTTATGCCAGTACAACATTTGAAAATACACAGCGCAGAAGTTGATACAGACTTAAAAGTACGGTACGATAGAGAGGCATCTAATCGCCAACAATACGAAGCATTAAATACATTCAGTAAATCTACTGGAAAGCCGTTTCAGAAGTTTTACATTGAAACAAAATTTTACTATCAATCTCAAAAAGTTTCATCAGATTGTAACGATATTACATTCTGGAACCAGGGCACAACAAATGTTGAGATAGATGGCAATTTGCTTTATCCTAACCAATCGTTAAGAATACAGGGTAATATCGGCGAATTAGACACTACTCAATATAACGTGGTGTTTGCTACATTTAGCGCAACAGGAAACAAACTGGCTGTTTTACGTAAACTTTATATTTAATGATTATTCCAGAACTTTCGATATTAAACCAGAAGGGCACTCCCATGTTTAATAGCGATGTGTTCGCTAATAGACCGCCTTTTGGTATTGTAGGTCGTATATTTATATCAACCGACACAAAAGAACTTTATAGAGATACTGGCACGTCTTGGGAATTACTAGCAGGTCCGGGATCGGGTACAATTACCGGATCAGGAACAGCCGGAACATTACCTATTTTTACTGGATCATCTACTATAAGCAATAGCTCTCTTTTAGAAGGAGCAACAAAATTTACTACTACTAAATCATTTCAGGCGCAATCCATTTTTTTAAATGACATGACCGCCGGAAGTGGAGCATTGTATTATAATGTTGCAGCAAATAGGCTTACACTTGCAAATTATAATGTAGGCGGTAATGTATATATAGAGGTTGGAGGCGGTAGCTATGCTCAAATAATTTCGGGCGCAGACAATAGCACTACATTTTACGGCAACATTATTCGTAATGGTGGCCTTTCAACACAATTTTTGAAAGCAGATGGATCGTTGGATAATACCGCTTATCAGCCATTACTAACAAATCCAGTAACCGGAACAGGAACGGCTACTCAGGTTGCCTTTTGGTCTGGATCATCTGCTATAAGCAGCGATAGTGCGCTCTATTGGGATAACACAAATAAGCGTTTAGGTATTGGCACAGCTACTCCTGGGGTTACTTTAGATGTGCATGGATCAAATGTTATTCAGCAATTAAACGGAACAGGCACTACAAATGCACGTTTAGCCTTTCAAAATGCGGGTACAAATAAATGGGTAATTGGTAATATTCATTCCGGAGGAGATAACTACTTACAAATTTTTGATACAGCCAGTAGTTTAGAGAGAGTTAAATTAGAAAATACAGGAACGCTAACCTTATCTGGTTCACAAAAAATTGACGGTGCAAATGGTTTGTCTGGTGGATTTTTAGGTTTTAAACAATTTGCTTCTACTACATCTAGTGATGTAGGATATACCGGAATTTCTGCATTAAGCACAGATATTTTAAGTTTAGCATTTTATCAAAGTGGATCTGGTGGAGGTACTATATATCGTACTATTCGTTTTAGTGCAGCATCTATAGCGAATAGCGCAACAAGGACATTCACTTTCCCAAATGCATCGGGCACATTGGCTTTAACTGCAGATCTTTCCGCTTATTTGCCATTAACTGGCGGCACATTAACGGGTAATTTAACACTAAATCAGAGATTATTATTTTCAGGTACAAAGGTTGCAAATATAAATAGTGATGGTAGTATTATATATATAGGAGAAAATGGTGTAAGCAATATTCTTAATGTTGATTTAATCAATCAACGTGTTGGTATAAACGTAGTGAATCCATTAGTCCCATTACACGTTGAAACTACAGGAACAAGTACATCTGTTTTTGGAAACGTAGTCACTACCTTAAGATCTCAAGCATCAGGAAGAGCTATTACTTTACAATTTTCGGATGGTACTACTCCATCTTATATTAGTTCATTAAGCGGAGATCTAGTTTTTGGGTATGGTGCAGGTTCTGGAACAGAGTCTGCAAGGTTTAAAACAACTGGCAATTTTTTAATTGGTAAGACATCAGATAATGGCGATAAATTACAGGTTCAGGGTGCTGTAATGTCTTTTGGGAGTAATGCTCAAATTGGATTTCAAGATAGGACTATTGGTAATTTCTTTTTGTGGTATTCTCCATCAGGTACTCCATATTTTTACAATAGCTCTGTTGGTAATATTGCTTCTATAAATGCCTCAACTGGTGCATATACCGCCTTGTCTGACGTAAATAAAAAGAAAGACATAGAGGACTCAAATTTGGGCGTTGATACTATTATGAAATTAAGGCCTCGTTTATTTAGAATGAAATATTCTTCTGATAAATCTGTAAAGGAATTAGGTTTTATAGCACAAGAGGTAAAAGAATTTATACCAGAGGCATATTTTGAGTCAGAAGGTTTTATAGGTCTACAAGATCGACCAATAATTGCAGTCTTAGTAAAAGCTATTCAAGAGTTAAATAATAAAATTGATCAAATAAAAAACTAAGATGAAAAAAATACAACCAATTTCAATCTGGGTTAATGGATCATTTAAAACAGCTAGTTTTTTATCAGCTATATCCATTAATGACAACCTTAAAGACAGCGCAACATTTTACTGGCAATTATTTGAGGCCATCGAAAATACTGAATTGTCCGGCCAGCAATTAGCGCAAGGCAATTTAACCATGTTGGGTGAAGATTATCAGCAGTGGTCTAGTGAGCCAGATGCAAATTCATGGGCATATAATTGGATTGCTGAACAATTAGGTTTAACTTTAATTTAAATATTAAAAATCTGACAAATGACAACAAAACAGGCTTTAGAAGTAATTAAGGGCGCATTAGATCTGGCAACAAGTAAAGGCGCTTACAATAACTTAGAAACAAGCGCGGCCATCATTCAGGCCTTTAATGTATTAAGCGAAAAAATTACAAAGGAGGATGTTCAATCGGATGAACCACATTCAAATTGATAATTCGCATAGAGGAACACTAGCGACAATAATACTATCCATTTTCGGGTATATAGATATAAATGCCGCTAGTCAAGTGGTGTTCATGTTAGCTACCTTAACAACCGGAACACTTACCTCTATTTATACGTATAAAAAGATTAAAAAATTAAACGATGAAAAAGATACTAAATAACCTTAAGACTAGCGTTTTCGGTGCGATTGCGGGATTGCCGCAAATTGTGGAGGGCGTTGCGCATAAAGACATTACAAAAATCATTGTGGGTGTAGCTACATTGGCAGTAGGTTTGTTTGCAAAGGATCATGACAACGCAGAATAAAAAATATATTGTTATTGCTGCTATTGTTTTACTATTCTTAATATCAAAGAGAGTGAAAGCGGAAAGTATTATCGCACAATTTGAGGGCCTAAGATTAAGAGCCTATAAAGATGGAGCCGGAATTTGGACTATAGGCTATGGATCAACAAAAGATCCGTTCACAGGTGCTAAAGTAGTGGAGGGTATGCAAATATCTAAAGAAATGGCCTTAGCCTGGCTTAGGGAAGATATTAAGAATAGAACGGCCGCTATTCAAAAATTAATCAGAGTACCTATAAACAATAACCAACTAGCCGCTTTAACTAGTTTGGCTTATAATATTGGTTTAGGGGCATTTCAGCGTAGTACTTTACTTAGGTTATTAAATGAAAAAGCGCCTAAAATACAGGTTGCAGATCAGTTTTTACGATGGAATAAGATAAATAATCAAGTTTCAACTGGCCTAACCAATAGACGAAAACTGGAAAGAGATCTATTTTTACAATAAAAGAGTGTTTTCTCGGTTCATAAATGCAAGATTAAGCCTATTTCTATAGGCTTTTTTCGTATATTTACCTTGCATATTGGCCGTATTTACAAGAGTGGATATTCCCGAAAGCCTGTTTCTACAGGCTTTTTTCATGCCCAAAAAAAATATTTTTAGAATATTTGGAATATTCCAAAAAAAGTTTATAGTTTTATCCCGACAAATGATTTATCACTTTTTTAATCGAAAATGTATGTTTAATCTTACTCCAGAAAAAGCCACATTACTAAAAAACGTGGCTACTAACATTTTAGTCGCTATTATTGCTTTAGCGCTTATTATTTTGTGTTGTTTAGCGGATAACGTAATGCTATGAGGTTTTTCATAGTTTGGGTGTTTACTATGCTATATTTTTTTATAGTATGTATTCCCGCCGCCGTTATGCTTTACAGCACTTTTTTATTACTTAATTTCCTTAAAATTTTATTCAATGGAAAAAGAAACTAAAGAAATCAGTTTTCTTTACGATGCTGATTTAATCACTTATTTGAAATTGCATTGCTTAGAATATAAAGTGCAAGATGATACTATTTATATTCCTTACATCCAATGTAAATATTTATGGATGATAGCTGTAAATTTTGGCCGATATCTAACTATTAAAGAGGTTAGGAAAGATTTTGAAAATAAATATAACAAGTAAAATGACAGCGAAAATAAAAGCAGAAGACTTGGTATACAAAATTAAATGTTTATATCCATTAAATATGGATATGGATATAAAAAATAGACATGAATTAGCAAAAGCATGCGCATTGATAGCGGTGGATGAAGTTTTAAGTTTATTAATCAAAAATGAAAAAATTAAATATGTATCAATATTAAATTATTGGCAAATGGTAAAACAAGAAATAGAAAAACTTTAAACAATACAACTATGACAGATGAGCAAATTTTAACCGAAATTCAAATCAGGCAACAGAAGATCGAACAGCTATATAAATTGTACAATAAACCTATCACCGGTGTTCAAATTTGGTACAACGATAGCGAAACTACAATAAGCATAGGGCAAACAACATTTCCATTTAATTTAGCAAACGAAGTGCGCATGCTTATTTTAGAAAGTGTATTGTATTATGAGAATGAAATTATTGAACTTAAAAATAAATTTTAATTATGAGTATTATTATCAACGTAAACATGAACGTAAAGAAAATTGAAAAAGAACGTTTGTATGTAGGCGACAAAGGAGTCTATTTAGATGCAACAATAGTGTTATTTGAGCAACCAGATCAATTTGGTAATGATGGCATGATCGTACAAAACATAAGCAAAGAAGAAATGGAAAAAGGAATGAAAAGTATTCCAATAGGATCGGTAAAATATCCGGTTAAGAAAGCATTAAAAAACGATGACTTACCTTTTTAATTAAAAATTATGAATAACAACTTTAAAAATGAAACTACACTTATGAATGACAATTTTAAAAATGAGACTACATTTACGACTGACAATTTCAAAAATGAAACTCTGTTGTATTTAAAAAATTTCCCATTTCAAATTACTTTTAAATGGCAAAATCAATCAACTATTATTAAACTTTTAAATGGAGAAGATGTGTTCAAATTTGCTGATATTATTCAGCAAATATGTATTGAAAATGATATAAAAATACAGATAATTAAAAATGCGCAAATAATTAATAATTATGAATAAGAACAAAGATTTGCCCGCTAGCCCATTAATGCCCATGCAAGATAAATTTGGGCAAGTGGTAGTAATGTCTGGTTTTAGCAAGCAAGAGAAAACAGCACTTGAAATTTTTAAGCATTTATTAACTGGTATTGATCCAGACGATAGCGAAACTACAATAAGCATAGGGCAAACAACATTCCCATTTAATTTAGCAAATGAAGTGCGTATGCTTATACTAGAAAGTGTTTTGTATTACGAAAATGAAATTATTGAACTTAAAAATAAATTTTAATCATGAGTATTATTATTAATGTAAACATGAACGTAAAGAAAATTGAAAAAGAACGTTTGTATGTAGGCGACAAAGGAGTCTATTTAGATGCTACTATTGTTTTATTTGAGCAACCGGATCAATTTGGTAATGATGGCATGATCGTACAAAACATAAGCAAAGAAGAAAGAGAAAAAGGTATGAAAAGCATACCAATAGGATCGGTAAAATACCCAATTAAAAAAGCATTAAACAAAGACGATTTACCTTTTTAATTTATAATTATGAGCACACATATTTTACAATTAGATCATATTCCAAGTTTTAAAAAATATTTATTTGAAATAGATGAAAGTAGTTATATAAATTTAAGTGTTTTTTTAATACCACAAATTACTGATGAAAGATATAAGGGCGTTATAGAATTTAAAGATTTAAATGAATGCACTATAATAATTAGCAAAGAAATTTTAAAACAATCTATAATAACTCTAAAATGAACAAGAACAAAGATTTACCCGCTAGTCCATTAATGCCCATGCAAGATAAATTCGGGCAAGTGGTAGTTATGTCTGGATTTAGCAAGCAAGAGAAAACAGCACTTGAAATTTTTAAGCATTTATTAACTGGTATTGATCCAGACGATAGCGAAGATGTAAAATACATTATAAAACAATCGTATGAAATGGCTGAATTATTTAACGAATATTATGACAAATTACAGCAAGGCAATCGGGAAACTATAATGATGCCTGTATAATTAAATTCAAACATGACAAATGATAAACTATTTGAAAAACTTAAGGCGCGCAGTTACGATAAAAATGCGCCTATACCTGTTGAGAATATTGTATATACTATACAAAATAAAACGATAGGCTGTTTGTCCTCCTTTGTAACAATAAGCGGTTTGCCAAAACAGGGCAAATCGCTTTTTATTACAACGGCTATTGCATCCGCTTACATTCCTGAAGATATTTTCGGCATGAAATTAACTTTCCCTGAAGGCCGTAATCGTTTATGTTATATTGATACAGAAAGCAGCGATTATGACTATTATAAAGTGTTGGAAAGGATGCGCAATCAAATGCGATTAACTACTTTGCCAGATAATTTTGATAGTTTTCTATTTAGAGAGGATAGCCATACCGAAATACTACAAATGATTGAAATATATCTGAAAGAAAATCCAAATTGTTCGATATTGGTAATAGATGGAATTTTAGACTTAATAGCTGACTTTAACAACGTTGAACAAAGTTTTATTTTAATACAATGGCTTAAGCGCATTTCCAAAGTTTATAATTTGCTTATTCTTTGCGTACTCCATTTAGGCAAAAAAGATGGCAACACATTAGGACATATAGGATCATATTTGGATAGAAAAAGCCAGTCGGTACTTAAGGTGCAAAAAAATAAGGAATACAAAACAATAGACATGGAGGCGCAGTTTTTACGATCTGCGGACGATATAGATACCATAAGCATAGCGCACAATGGCTTTGAATGGATACAGGTAAAAAATGAGCCTAAACAACAAAACACATGGACAGCGGATAAAATTGAATTAATTGATAGCTTACTAAAAGAGCCTAAAGAATATCGAATTTTACTAGCTGAATTAACCAGAATAACCGGAAAATCAGCCACAACAGCCAAAAAACTAATTAGGACATGGATAGAGGAGGGAAGCGTAATTAATGAAGATGGGTTGTATAAAACAAAAACGGGGTATTTTAACCCCCCGTTTTCTGACAAATGATCTTCTAATCGAAAATCACTTTCCTTTCACTGCTAAATTAGAAAATTTCTAAACATGAACAGACTTTTTACCGGAATTATTTTTTTTCCTCCAGAAACCAAAATTCCACCTCGAAAATATCGCAACATTAACAACGTTCAAAATTTCCTCAAATTTGCCCTCAAATCTGGTGGGTGGTATGTGAACCTTTACGACAAGGTTTCGCGCAAATTTGAGGCACGAAAATACGTTACAGAGGCATTGTAGGTTTACACAACATCTGCAAAAAACACGAAACCGGCATTTATGTCGGTTTTTTTATTGCCAAAGGTCAAAGGAAAGTGATTGAAAGCGTAAAGTTTCGTTTGGTTTCAATTTTTTTCAGTGTAGGGGAACTAGGTCACCCAGGTAACCATAGGTTACCCTGGGTGCCCAGAAAGTTGCCCCGAACTGACCTGACTAAAATTTTTTTGTTTTTTAGAAAATTTTTAATAAATTTGACATAAATTTTGAAGTTTTGAAATCTAAAATTTTACCTTTTGGGATTGCAGCAGGCCTTTTGGCATGGTGGTTATTGACCAGAAAAAGCATAGGCGATAGGGCAAAATTGCTTTTTCGCAAAATTTCGTTTGCGGGTGGTTTAAGAAATCCACGTTTTTTACTAGATTTTACTATCCAAAATCCTACTAATCAAGCCGGCACTATTTCGGCGGTTACTGGTGAAGTTTACCTTAATCAAAAATTAGTGGCTGACTTTTCGAGCTTTGGGGAGCAAAAAATTTCTGCAAAGTCTAGTAGTCCATTTCGTGTTGAAGCAAAGCCGTCCGTTTCTGCTTTGTCTTTATTGAGCCAAAAGGGTTGGTTAAAAAAAGG